AATCAACAATCAACCGGAAGTGTAGCAGGTGTATACAATACAAACTATGGTAAAGATGGTTTATCAGTTTATCAATATCAAGGACAACCATACGCATTCAACGTTATCTTAACTGCAAATCAGATAAATGCATATACCGGTTCTGAATTCCAATGGGGATTACAAACAAACGGAACATTATCCCTACCTGGTGGAGGTTCTACTTATTTCGCAATGAGTAGTGGCTCTACAATTACCGGTAGTGGCGGTGGTGCAAATAAAGTAGGTTTAGATTTCTTAGAAACTGCAATGATAATGGATATCAAAGCAGATACCTCATTTAATAGACGAGTATATGTTGATAAAGGAATGTATGTTTCACAATCAGTAGGTGGTGCAGCAACACCAGCATTAACAGTAAATGGAACTAACGCAGCAAGTAATTTAGCAATTGTTGCAACAGGTAGTTGTGTAATCACAGGCTCACTAAACTTAAACGGACAAACTACATTTGCATCTTTAGGTAGTAATACATTCACTAATACTCAAATAGTAAGTAGTAGTATTTATATAGCACCAAATAATAATAATAATCAATTATACTTACCATCTGGCTCTAATAAACAAACAGGAATAGCAACATTAGATGGTGGTAATCCAGGTACAGTAACAGTATCAAACTCAAATGTAACTGCAAACTCTATTATAATGTTAACTAAACAAACTAACAATCATCCAAATGCAGGACCGGTAGTTGTTAGTTCAAAAGGTAGTGGAACATTTACTATAACATCAAATCATAATGGTGATACAGATGTAGTAGCATTTATGATTATAAACCCATCGTAATATGAACGAAGATTTAGCAATATATGAAGTAATGCTAGAATTAGCAGAGGAAGAAAACACAGATTTAAAGGTTGAAAACGATATTCTCGTAGGATACATTCGTTATTTAGAACATAAAAACAAAGAATTGTACGAAGAATATAATCACCTATTAGACATACAAAAACGATTAAATTAAACTAAAATAACAACACTACAAAAAAGTGGTGTTAAACAATTAAAACTAAGAATATGAACTCAAAAAGCGTATTAAATAGAATAATGACCTTATTATCTATTGATGAAAAGGAAACATTATTTGTAGATGCTAAATTAGCAGATGGAACTATTTTACAATCTCCTACATTTGATGTTGGTGAAACAGTAGAAGTAGTATCAGAAGATGGAAGTAAATCCAAAGCACCGGATGGTGAACATGAAATCTCATTAAAAGATTCAGAAGGAAACGAAGTACTAATCAAAATCTTTACTAAGGATGGCGTTATCACAGAAAGAGAAAACGTTGAATTAGAAAAGAGTATGGATGAAGAAGTTGTTGATAAAGAAGCAGAAGAAGTTGACGAATCTGATATTGAATTAGCAGATGCAGAAACTAAGGAAGCTAAATCTTTACCTAACACAACTTCTGAAAATGAAGCAAACGTTGTTAAAGAAGGTGAATCAACTGAGGACCCAATCATTCGTTTATCTTACAGAATAGAGGAATTAGAGAAAGCAATGGATGAAATGAAAACTAAAATGACATCAGCATATCCTGCTGAGGGAATGGAAGTAAGTTCATTGAAACCAAACACATTGATGGAAGAAGAGGAAGAGGAAGAGTTACCTAAATTAGATGGTGCTCCAATTGAACCAACTTCTAAATTATCAGCACAAACAAATACAAATAATTATGGTAAGAAAGTAGATAACGCACAAAACTCTTTCTTAAACAAATTATACAAATAAAAAAATACTATGAGTACGTCATTAAAAGGATATTTTCAAACAAGTACATATAATGGTGGACAACCAATTACAGCATTATCTGGCTCAGATTTTACAGATAGTGAATTAGGATATCAGGCAGTTTATGTAGGAACTGTTGGTGACTTAGTAGTTAAAGCATTTGATGGTTCAATACTTACATTTGTTTCAGCTAGTGGATTAATTCCAATAGCAGTTGCAGCAGTAAGTGCATCATCAACAGCAACTAATATAATTGGATTAGACCCGTTTAATCAAATTTTCCCTACTACAACAACAACGACAACAACAGCGGCTCCAACAACGACAACAACAGCGGCTCCAACAACAACAACAACGGCGGCTCCAACAACAACAACGACGGCAGCACCATAAAAAGAAATATCCACATAATTGTGGTTTAAATAATTTAAAAACAAAAAAATATTTTCAAAATGAAAAAAGTACAAAATTTCGTACAACCTAACATTACTACAACGTATGCAGGTGAGTTCGCGGGAGCGTATATCGCAGCAGCTTTGTTATCAGCAAAAACACTTGATAACAAATATGTAACGATTCATCCAAACGTAAAATACAAAGAAGTAATCCAAAAGATTGCTGTAGCTAACATCGTAAATGATGCTAGTTGTGATTTTACAACTTCAGGCTCTGTTGCATTAACAGAAGCAGTTTTAACTCCAAAAGAATTACAAGTTAACTTGGAATTATGTAAGCAACAATTCGTTCAATCATGGGAAGCTTTACAATTAGGTTACTCTGCATTTGATACAATTCCTGCTTCATTCAACGATTACTTAATCTCTTATGTAGGTGGTATCGTAGCTCAGGCAACTGAAATCTCTATTTGGCAAGGTGTTACCGCAACTAACGGTCAATTCGGCGGTTTTGAAGTAGCATTAAGTGCTTCAGTAGCAGCAGCAACTGGTGTTATCGCAGCAGGTGGAGCAGCTCCAATTTCTGGTTCTATCACTTCTGCAAACGTATTATCTAAGTTAGATACAGTTGTAACTTCAATCCCTAACACAGTTTATGGTAAAGAAGACCTTTTATTGTATGTATCTACTAACGTAGCAAAAGCATATCAGCAAGCATTAGCTGGTGGTAGTGCAGGTGCAAACGGATGGAACAATCAAATGAACGTAGGTGAAAAACCTTTCAACTTCAATGGTATTGAAATCGTTCTTTGTCCTGGTATGAGTGATTCTAAAATTGTAGCAGCTCAAAAATCTAACTTACACTTTGGAACTGGATTACTTTCAGATTTCAACGAAGTAAAAGTATTGGATATGAGTAATATCGACGGAAGTCAGAATTACAGGATTGTAATGCGCTATACTGGAGGTACCGTTGTAGGTATTCCTGGTGATGTAGTTTACTACGGAGCTTACTAAAAAATAATTGATTGGTAGGTGGGGGTTAAAATCCTCACCAACTAATTATCACAAAACAAAAAAAATTAAATACTATGGCTTGTAATTTATCAGCAGGTAGACAAGAAGTTTGTAAAGAGTCGGTAGGTGGTTTGCAAGGAGTTTATTTTATGAACTATCCTTCATCATCTTATAACCCAACATTTACAATAGATACTAACGGACAAGTAACCTCTTTCCCGTCTGGCTCAACTGTCTATTTTTATCAATTAAAAGGCAATTCGGCGTATACTGAAACTGTAAACTCATCAAGAGATAACGGAACAACTTTCTTCTCACAAGAATTAACTTTGAATTTGAAGAAATTAACTCCTGAAATGACTACTCAATTAAAGCTAATGGCATACGGAAGACCGGTTGCTATCGTTTGGACAACAAATGGTGAAGCTTTAGTTGCAGGTTTAACTAAGGGTGTAGATTTGACCGGAGGTTCGATCCAAACTGGGGCTGGATTAGGTGATTTGTACGGATACTCTATTACTTTAACAGGTATGGAGCCATTACCGGCACAATTCATTACGGGTTCAACTTCAACAAATCCATTCGCATCAGTTGGTAATTCACCAACAGTTGTAACTGGAAGTGCAGCGTAAGGTATAGCAGAATTGTAAAAATATTAAATAGCTACTCTCTATTAGGGGGTAGCTATTATTATGTCTGAAATATATTTGGAAATGTGGAAAAAATCACCTAACTTCTAATAAGAAAGGAAGCAGATAAATACTAAACACTAAAAATAAATAAATTATAAATAAAAATGTTAATGTAGATGTTTAAGTACAGAATAGGAATCAAGTACTTACATACTTAGATATCTACTTAATATTTTAAATAAACTTCCTAATTAGAAATAAAGAACAATACTAATGTCTAACTATTATGACATAAAGTGGTGTTAAAAATAAGAAAACTAATAGCTAATGCTAACTTATTACAATTTTGGATATAATGGATTTGAATTTAGAACTGATGTAATTGATTCAGCTGCAACTTATTTAAGAGTTGATTTGCAAGATATGTATACATTACAAGATAATTCTTTTTTATTAAATCCTAATCAATGGAGTTATGACAGATATGAATCAATAGTATCTATGTCTTTTCAATTAACATCAGCAGATAATGTAACAACAGGTTCTCAATATAGAATGTTTTTAACTCCATATATTTCAGGTAGTGGAACGAGTAGTGTTTACTTAGAACCTGTTTGGCATGGTAGTTTACAAGTATTTGCTTCTCAGAGTTTTAATTTTGAATCTAAATCTGTTTATACAAACCAAATACCAATAGGAGATACTTTCAACTCTAATGTATCTACAAATGAATACATAATATTAACTTAATATGACAAATAAAAAATTTCAACAATCGTTTTCAATTGTAAACTTAGGTACACAGGATTTACCGCGTGTATTTGAAGATACTAAAACTCGTTACCAATGGGTCCCATTCGGTGTATTTGGACAAGATGATTTCTTTCAATCAGTAACACTAGCACATAATACATCTACTACCACAGCAGCATGTGTAGAAGGTATAGCAGATTTAATATTTGGAAAAGGATTATACAGCAAGAATGAAGTATTGAATGAAACTTTACAAAAGATAATTCCACAGGAAGAAACAAAGAGAGTATCATTTGATTTAAAATTATATGGTAACGCAGCATATCAAGTATATTGGGATGATACACATACCAAAGTAATTAAGTTCTTTCACGTTCCAGTCCAATATCTAAGAGCAGAGAAATTATACAACGAACCTAAGATTGAAAACTTTTACTATTGTACAGATTGGAATGACCAGAGAGCAATTAAGAATAAAAAGAAATTACCTGCATTTGGAACATCTAATGAAAAATGTGAAATACTATATCTTAAAAATTATTCACCTGGTTTATATTACTATTCACTACCTGATTGGGTATCAGCATTACAATTTAGTTATGTAGAAGCAGAATTAAGTAATCTACACCTAAACAATATTGAGAATGGTTTCTTTCCAGCAGTAATGGTAAACTTTAATAATGGTATTCCAGCGCCTGAAGAAAGACAAACTATTGAAGATTTAATTCAAGCTAAGTTTACAGGCACAAAGAATGCAGGTAGGTTTATGACATCTTTCAATGATGACCCTACAACTAAACCAACTATTGATATTATTCAGATTGATAACTTACATGAAAAGTTTAATTATGTTGCAACTTACGCACAGGATAGAATCTTAGTAGCACACAGAGTAACATCTCCATTACTATTCGGTATCAGAACAGAAGCAAATGGTTTCTCGTCTCAATCAGAAGAAATGAAAACGGCATATAGTATCTTACAAACAATGACGATATCTCCATTCCAAAACTTAATTCTTAATTCATTAGATGAAGCCCTAACGAAAGGTGGATATGATGATTTACAATTATACTTTGACCAATTAACTCCATTAGTAATCTTATCAGAGCAAGCAGAAGAGCAAGGTAAATCAGTTGAACAAGTTGAAGATGAAACAAATAAAGCAATGGAAAATCCAGCAACAACAGATGATAGTGGTGACCAAACAACAACTGATATAGATAGACCTACAAATGTTCCAAAGAATACAGGAGTAGGAGAAGAAACAACTATTGTTAACGCATCATCAGCTTTCTTTGAAAGAGATTACGAAATACTAAAAAATAAATAACTATGGCAGAAGCACTTTTCATAACAAGAAATGACATAATAAAGAATACTCCATTACAGGGAGCAATAGATGCTGATGCATTATTACCTTTTGTAGTTACAGCACAGAAAAAATATATTAAGAATCTTATTGGAACAATTATGTATGATTATTTATCAGCACAAATAATTGCAAATACAGTAAGTGGTTTATCAATATATTATCAAGACCTTTTAAATGATTATATTAAGAATACTTTGATATGGTATAGTTGTGTAGAATACATACCATTCAGTTCTATTCAATTTAAAAGTAATGGTGCAGTTAAACAACAGAGTGAGCAAGGTATAGCACCATCAAAAGTTGAGGTTGATTTCTTATTACAGAAATCACAAGAGAATGGTGATTACTACGCATTAAGATTACAAAATTATCTTATTGCATATTCTAATCAACTTCCTCAGTACTTACAATCAATAGGTAATCAAACACAGATATATCCTGACCAAACGAATCAATACTTTGGTGGTATACAATTATAATAAACAATTATGAGTACAATAGTAAATAATTCAGCAGATAATTTTACTCTCTATTATAATATCTTAAATTACTTTAAGACTATAATGGAGAATCATCCTATTATATCAGCAGTATCGCAGGGTGATATATTTGATGTAGACCAGGATGAATATCCTGATTATCCAATTGGTAATGTTCAGATATTAGATGCAACGTTTAATGTTAGTTCAACTGATTATACTATTCAACTTATTATCGCAGATAAAGTAAAGAATAAGAATAACGAATCCGTTCCGAGAACTAATATGCAACAGATTCCATATTACGGAACAAATGATGTTGTAGATATTCACGCGAATGCATTAGGTATTATAAATGATTTAACTTCATATACACAAAGAAGTGTAGCGGCATTTGAAATAAATGGTGAAATAGTTTCTGAGCCTTTTATGGATAGATTTAACAATGGTTTAGCGGGATGGGTAGCAACATTTACTTTAACTACACATAACGATAGACCTATTTGTATTTATGATTTATTACCAACAACTTAATAAAAGTTAAATGAGTATACAAAAAACCATAACACTAACAGAGAAGGGGGTAAACGCAGGTCCAACCTATAATGTATCTTATTCTTCTGATTGTGTTGAATATACTTCATCTGTAAACGTAACATTAAGTTCTATAAGTGCAAGTGCAGTTATAAATGTTCCTGATAATACTTTATGTATTAAATTAACAAGTATAGGTGAATGTACAAATGAAATTGTACAATATATTGGACCAGCAACAACAACAACAACTGCCGGTCCTACAACAACTACAACAACTGCAGCTATTGACTACTATTATTATTCTTTGCAAAGTTGTTGTTCATCATCTTTAGAAAATGCAATAATTGCATATATGAGAGTAACATCCTCAATACAACAACCTGTAAATACACAAATTGTTGGAACTTATACATACAGAACTAATGCAGGATATAGTTGTTTTGAAGTAAGTTCTAGTGTAGCATCACAATCTGTATCATTTGATGTAACACAATGGTCATTTCCATCCGCTGAATTATATTCAACGCCACCGTTTTTAGGTTATAGTCCAGAGTTATATTGTTCATTTTGTAATAGAGACTTCGAAGTAATTGTTCCTTCTGGTTCTTGTTATGAATATACAATAAAATATGGTAGTGCATTTGATACAGCATCATTTACTGCTTCATATAATGATTGTAATGGAAATCCAACAACTAGTTCATCTGAATTAGTAATGGGTTTACTTCCAAATCCGTATAATTATCCTTTATCTGCATCTTTTTGTGCTTCTACAACACCTGTATTTACAAATTTATTACCAACTTCAAATGCATTTGAAATTTTTGTTAATTGTCTAGATTGTATTCAAACTACAACAACTACAATAGCACCAACTACAACGACAACAACGTTGGCAACAACTACAACAACAACGACAGTAGAACCAACAAATTATGTTGTAGATATATACGATGTAGATTGTAATAATATTGACACAGTAGTAATATCAAATAGTATGGCATTAGTTATAGGTAAGTTTTATGGTACTAATGAATTAGATGGACCGGTTATTAATGTAATAAGTTTAACTGCTGCAACTCCTGATTTTTTTACAAATATTACAGTCGGACCATATAATACTTGTCCTGATGTTCCATAACTATAATAAATTCATATGGCATCTATAAAGAACATACGAACCTTAGAAAGTATTGCAGTTAAAATTAGAGAGTTAGCAGTAGCTAAAGCACCGAGAGATACGGGTAATCTAAAAAGTAAAATAAAAACTGCAAATACTCCGGCTAAAACTAAAATGATTAAGATTAGTAATAATAAAAAGATTACTATTTCTTTGGATTATGCACCAACCGGAGCAGAGTATGGACAATGGTTTAATGAGCCACCAACAGTTTCATCAAAACGTAGAAAATCATTAAAAAGAACAGCAGTTAGAAATGGTAATTGGAACTACGCAATCAATGCAATAAATGATAAAGATTTATCACAACAATTTGATGCGTTCTTAGCAGAATTAGGTGATTACTATGTAGAAGAAATTGAATTCGAATTCGATAAAACCTAACCCACTACTTTTTTCTGAAAGGTGGGTTAAATAAGAAACGATTTAATCCGAATGGCTTTATCTATAACTCAAAATCCAGCAACGGCTTCATTAGCACAATCACCGATTATATTTACGGTAGCTGAAAGTAATTTAGTATTACTTACTTCATCATCATTTCAATATATTGGTGAATTATATTATTGGGAAGGAACTCCATTAGGGTCAGGTTCTTCTGATTATACAATTCAAAAGTTTCCAAATACTTCTAACGTTGGTATCTTTGATTTGAATAGAATTATAAATTCAACTCTTTCAGATTTATTAATTACAAATCCATCAAATGTAGTTTACTTTGCGTGTGATTTTTATACACAATTTCTTAATAGTAGTAGTGTTTTCCAAACAGGTTCGCATGTTAAATCAAATGTTTACAAAGCATTAGATGGATATGGAATATTTCCTGAATCAATAGGTGCAGAATTAAATACCCTATCACCATTTTATCCATTACTAACTGATGGGCCTGTTTCACAATCTGCTTTTCTTACTAATACAGGAACGAGTGGTGTAGCAGTTGGAACATTAGGTGGAGTAGTTGCAGATAGAATAATTTATAGCGGTAGTACAGGTAATGGAATTTATTTCTTATCATCTTCAATATCATCATCAGGTCAAATAGATGATTATCCAATAGGACCATTACAAAGTGGTTTTCCAATATCAACAATAGGTTTAACTAATTATACAATACAACCATTTAATAATACAACTGCATTAGGTGCAAAGATAAGATATGATATTTTATGTGAGCAGAAATATCCTAACGTAAGAGTTAAATGGAAAAACCGTTTCGGACAATTTGATTATCTAAACTTTAATATGGTTAGTAGAAATTCATTTGAAACTACTAAGAGAACTTACCAACCACAATTAGGAACATGGGAAAGTTCTACATTTAGTTATCAAGGATATGATAGTGCAAACTTAAACTATATCAATGATAGTAATCAAGCTATATCAGTTAACTCATGGTGGTTAGAGGAAGATTATAATGATATACTTAAACAATTAATGGTAAGTGATGAAATTTATTGGGTATACGATGAAGTAAACGATTATGTTAGACCTCTTACAATAGCAACTTCAAATATTGTATTTAAAACAGGCGTAGTAGATAAATTAATTCAATACCAATTTGAATTTAAATATGGCCAACCTTATAAATTAATTATGTAATGGGTGTAATATCAACGCAAGGATTTACTTTTCGATTATTAGCAGGAACACCTTATCAACAATTGGATATATTTTCTGACGAAGATATCCTAATGTCAAATAATGTAACAGGTCTTTTTGATATTGGGGTATTACCTTCTGATTTCACAAGACAGATAACCTTACCTGGAACGAAAGTAAACGATGCATTTTTCCAACATTGTTATGATATAAGTATTGAATCACCTTTTATATTTGCTACCAACCAGAAGGTGCCAGCATACTTTGAATTTGATTCTATATACCTTTCTGATGGATACTTACAATTAAATAAAGTAAATGTATTAGCAAATAAATTTATTGATTCATACGAAGTAACAATTTTTGGTTCACTAAGTTCTTTTGGTAGAGATATTAATAGATTATATCTAACTGATTTAACTAGTTTAGATAAATACAATCACACATCTTCATTAGAAAATATTAGTGCAAGTTGGCAACGTAATCTTTTTAATGGTGATATTGTTTACCCAATGGCAGATTATGGTAGTGCATATACGTTCACACAAGGTGCAAGAGAATTATTTGGTATTGATGATACAGATGGAGCATTAAGTGTTCAAAATTATAAACCTGCAATTAGAGTAAAAGCAGTATGGGATGCAATCTTTGAAGAGGTAGGATATACATACACATCATCATTTTTAAATCAACCATTTTTTGATGATGTATATATGGTGTGTAATAATTCATTAAAGTATCCTGAATATAGTGGTATTGATTTAGAAACTTATGGTAAAATAAAAGTAAGCGCGATTAGTGGTAGTGGGATGACAGATATAAACTTAGCATCGGGTAGTTGGACAACTTTAACTTGGTACAATGCATTATCAGACCCACAAAACTTTTATCAAAATGGTGCATATAGAGTTGAAAAAAGAACTAATCTAAAAGGTGTATTGAATATTAATATTAATGTAAGTTGCTCTGTAAATAATATGCCAGGTACTTTATCAGCAAATGGAACATGGCAGTTAAGACTTTTAGAAACAGGTAGTTCAACTCCTTATTCAACGGAAGCACTTCAATCTTATATATATTTCTTTGATGAATTACAACAAAGTAGAACTGGTGGTATTAATACAACATATCAGTTAGCATCAGAGTTTAGGTTAGATGATATACCGCCTGGTAATTATTATTTTCAATTAAGACAATCACCTAATTCGGCAACTCCACCGCTACCGGTAGTTACATTAGACCCAAATGATTCAACTAAATCATTTATAGAAATTAGAGAAGTTTCTCAGGCAGCTGATGGTAGAATAATGAACATACCACTAAATATGCCGTTTGGAACACAAGGTATTAAGTTGGTTGATTTTATTACCGGTATTCAAAAGAAATTTAATTTAGTAATATATCCAAATAAAACTAAACTAAACGAATTTGTAGTTGATACATTTAATGAATGGTATAGTAAAGGACAAGTAAAAGATTTCAATAGATATATCAACTTAGATAATAAGATAGAAGTAATTCCAGCAAATAACTTAGCAGTAAATAAATTAAACTTTGGTGATTCATTAGACCAGGATTATGTATCATTACAATTTAGTAAAGGTGCAAATAGAGAATTTGGAAAACAATACTATACAGATACTTCAAACTATTATTCACAAGGAGAGTTCAATGTTAAAACTACATTTGCTAGTTCACCATTACTTAGAATAGCAGGAACAGGTTTGAGTGGCAGTGTTCCTAATATAAATCCAACTCCTACCACATTCTATGCAGGAACTTTAACATTATCACCTTCAACCTTACCAACATATGTTTGTACTTCACCAATTACATTTGATGTATATACGGTTACAGGAAATTTAACTCAATATGAAATATTATATTACGATAGATATGGTGAATCACCTGTTACTGGATTTGAATATTATGTACTTTATGGTGGCAGTGGCGAAATAACTGAAATTAATAGAACAACCGGAGAAATAGGATATGGAAGTGGATTCTTCTGTTAAATAAAATATTATGAGTCAAATTATACCAATATACATACCAACTTACATAAACAGTGAACAATATGCACCAGCAAGAGTTCTACCTCGTTTATTTTTTTATAATGGTTTAATTGAATGTCAACGTTATTATATTGAAAGTGGCTCATTGACAACCGCAGGTATTAGTACAGAACAAACCGCATTTCCGTATTTTGATAACTACAATGTAGTAAGTGGGAGTTTTCCTACAATAAATAGTTTATCACTATTATTTAATAATGAGGCAGCATCTTATGGGCAAATACCAACAGAAAATTTATACACAACATATTGGGAAAAGTATATTAATTTATTATACAATCCTAGAACTAGATTATTAAACGCAAGTGCAATCATTCCATTAGCAGATTATTTTGATATGGAATTAAATGATGTAGTAAGTTTCAGAGGAAACTATTATCATCTAAGAGCAATTAACGAATACTCATTACAGACGGGTGAGTGTACGATTCAATTATTAGGACCTATTATTGGTGATACATTATCTCTAAACGCATTACCGTGTAGATTTAATTTTAGTGTAGGTGATAGTGTATGGACAGTAACTAAGTGTGATAATACAGCAACATTTACCGGTGTTACATTTGATACAACTTCATCTTTAAGTAACGGACAAGTTATAACATGGGGAACTCCTGGTGAATTAGAGGGATGTTACACAATAACATCATCTGTGGATGCACCTGATTTGACAGGAAGTATTATTTATAGTATTTTTGATAATTGTGAGAATTGTAATACAACTACTACAACTACAAGTACTACAACAACTATTGCACCAACTACTACAACAACTACTTGTGCAAATCCAACATTATACTTAGCATCAACGAGTGGAGATGCATGTGCTCAAACTAATGGACAATTATTAACTAATATATCTCATACTGATTCATTTGTTTGTCCTTATTGTGATTGGACTACTTTAAATTCAACAGAAATACCATCATTAGCAAATGGTACATATTATGTATCAGATGGTACAAATGTTAGAAGTTGGACTAAAACATCCACTCCATCGGTATTATATAATCCATCAGCATGTAGTGGTTGTCCAACAACAACGACAACAACTACGTTAGCAACAACAACTACTACTACTACGTTGGCTACTACAACAACTACTACTACAACAGTTGCACCAACAACTACAACTACAACGTCTGCGACTACTACAACAACTACCGGTGCTCCTGTGGAATATCAAATTGATAATTCATCGAGTGGAACATCAGCTGGGGCTTGTAGTGGTTCAACAACAACGAGTATTGTATATGCAGAACCTGGAAATACCGTACCAATTGTTGGAATGATACTTTATACAACACAATCACCTCTATCAAACCCATTTGTTGGTTCAAGTGGTTGGCGTAAATTAACCGGCCCATTAGACACATACGCTGTTGAAATTGATGTCAATGGAGAAATTACAAATTATGTAACGTGTTAAACAAAAGTAAAAAGTGTGGTTAAATAAGTAATTAAAGTTATTTAAAATGGCAATCACACTTAGACAATTACGATTCGTATCAGCACAACCCGCAACACTTTACTATGCATGGCAAGTAGAAGTAATGTTAAACAATTTCAGAAAGCAAGGTATCAACTTAAATAATGTTGATATTGTTTGTTGGAAACAGAATGGTGTTATACCCGAAGAATGGTTAAAATTAGCCAATGGGTATGCAGCAAGATTCTTTTTCTATGATGATACACGCGAAACAAAACATTACATTTCATCAATCCGTCCTAATATCCTAAAACAACATTGGTTAAAGTATCCTGAATTAAAGTATGATTCAATATTTTATCATGATTCAGATATTGTATTTACTAAGCCTATTAGTGAATGGATAAGTGAAGAAATGATAATGGATGAAAAATGGTATGGTAGTGATACGAGATGGTATATAGGGCATTCGTATATAAAGGGCAAAGGAGAGGATATTTTAGATGCAATGTGTGAGATAGTAGATATATCCAAAAATATAATTGAGGAGAATGAGGAGAACGCCATAGGGGCACAATACATAATGAAAGGAATTGATTACAACTTTTGGGATAATGTAGAAAAAGATTCAGAAAACTTATTCAGAGAAATTAATTTATTGAGTAATAAAAAGAAACAGATTGAACCATCTTATCATGAATTACAGATATGGTGTGCAGATATGTGGGCAGTATTATGGAATGGTTGGAAATTAGGTTATGAAAGTATCTGTCATAAGGATTTAGAATTTAGTTGGGGTACGAGTAGTGAAGCGGATTATTTTAAAATGAATATAATGCACAATGCAGGAGTAACTAATTCAACATCAGGTCTATTTTACAAAGCAGAATATATGAATCAACTACCTTACAATAAAGATTTACAAATAAAAGAAAACACAGCAAGTTGGCATTATTGGAATGAGATATGTGAAACTGCTAAAACATCAGTACTATGAGTATAAAAGTTTTTATAGTGATGTATAATAGATTAAATTGGCCTAAACAAATGGCAGAATTTTTATCTGATACAGGATGTGAAGTTATTTTAGTTGATAATAAATCTACTTATCAACCTTTATTAGATTGGTATAAAACCTGTCCATACAAAACTCATTTATTAAAACATAATTATGGTGAAAGAGTATTTTGGGATAGTGGATTATTTAATGAATATAAAGATGAATATTATGTAGTTTCTGACCACGATTTAGATTTATCAAATTTACCAAATGATTACATTGATAAAATGAAAATAGGATTGGATGGTAATCAAACAATAACAAAATGTGGATTATCATTACAATTAAATGATTTACCAGAAACCAATTATGGAAAAATAGCAAGAGGGTGTGAATTAAAGTATTGGGAAACTAAGGATGATAATGGATATTGGATTGCGGGTGTAGATACTACATTTGCATTATATGATAGAAAAAGACAAGGAAATGGTTGGGATTATGGTGATAAATTTTATTACGGAATAAGAACACCCGAACCATATACAGCAAAACATTTACCTTGGTATTTTGATTTAGAATCTATAAATAATGAAGAGGAAAGATGGTATCAATCAAATTCAGATAAATTATGGACAACAGTATACAGAAACGAATATAAAATAAATTTAAATGGAAATAATTAAAGCAGAGTATGGTGGAGTAGATTGTACAGAAATCATACAATCAAAAATAAAGAGCAATAGAGTTGCTTTAAGAGTAGACAATTCAATTATAGGTGATACTCAACCAGGTGTGGTAAAGCACTTAGAAGTGGTATTAGAATTTGAAGGAAAGGTATATTCTGAAAGTATAAAGGAAGGTGGTACATTTGTTTATCCAAAATCAACAAATAATCGTTTAGGTATATGGTATTCAAATGACCAAAGGAATCATCCAGCAGTAATAAAATCGTTAGAAACAATTAAGATAGCAGCAGAAGGTAAAGCTGATATTATAACGTGTGTATGGAATAGAGTAACTAATAATCCATTTACAGAAATAATTAGTTGGAATAAAAGTTCATCACACTTAAATCAAATGTTGCAAATACTACAATGTATTCATACAGCAAAAACAATGGGTAACTATGATTATGTTTCTTTTTTAGAGCATGATGTAATGTATGGTGAAGGATACTTTGATTATCCTGAATTTGAAAGAGGTGCAGTATGGACAAATATGAATTATGGTGGAATAAATAGAGATGGTTGGCAAGAAAGAGGACAGAACGATGAGCCGATGCATCAAATGACAATGCAAATAGATGATGCAATAGAACATTTTACTTCTATATTACCAAACGCATTAGTTACTAATTCAGGCAATATTGAAACACAAACTATGCAAAGAAAACAATGGAATGCAGTGAATCAATCTATTCATATAAATCACGGTTCTCATTTCACTTCACATTATAATATCTACAAAAAAGATAATTTATCTTTACAACATTCCTATTGGGGAAATCATATAGATTACCTACATCTATTCAACTAGCACCCCACTACTTTTAATCATAACCTATGTTAAAAAAGGAAAAGTAATGATTAAAAATGTAATTGAGCTATTGGCACGTGGGGAACATTATGGAATATCAGAAGATATTGAAATTGCAAAAGGCAAATACGAATATATCACAAGTTGGAAAAGAGCTTGGCAAAAAATAAAACGATTATACCATGGCTAAAAAGGTTGAAGTAGAAATAGATATTAAATCTAATGTAGGTGCTTCAATTGCAGATTTGAAAGAATTAAAGAAGCAATTGAAAACCACAGCTGCGGGTTCTGCTGATTTTAAAAGATTATCTGCAGAAATTAGAGATGTAGAAGATGCAATTGCAGGTGCTAAATTAGGAGCAGATGATTTTGCAGGAGCATTAGAAGCTGCACCTGGTCCCGTAGGTCAATTATTTCAAGGATTAAAGAAAGTTGAATTAGCAACAAAGAGTTGGGGAGCAGCATTAAAAGCTACTGGTATAGGATTAATCGTAGCATTAGTTGGTGGATTGGTTGCGGCATTTACACAGACAGAAGGTTCAATGAAGAAATTAGAACCTCTATTGATTGGTATGGAAAAAATCTTTGGTGGTATTGTAGAAGTAATGCAACCACTTTTAGATATATTTTTAGAAATGGCATTGAAAGCATTACCATACATTACATCAGGCATTGGTAAATTATATTCAGGATTTGTTTCATTTTTTACATTAATTAAAGAAGCAGGTAGTGGTATTGGTAAAATCCTTAAAGGTATATTCACATTAGATACAGATGCGATTGGTGAGGGATTTGACCAACTTAAAGGTAGTTGGGGTAAAACAGTTGAAGCATATGATGCAGGTGTACAAAGATTTGAAGAAGGAACTAAAAAGGTAACTAAAACTCAAAAAGAAAATCTTAAAACTCAGAAAGAAGATGCAGATAAAGCATTACAAGATAAGTTGAAGAGAATGGAAACTGAGGATAAGTTAGATGAAGCTAAGTTAAATAAAATGAAAGCAGAGGCATTGGCCTTAGCTACAACTGAACAACAGAAATTAGATATTGAAAAAGCATTTGCAGAAAAATCTTATCAATTAAGAAAAAAGGATTTAGAAGATAAACAAGCACTATACAATAAAAATTCTGATGAATACAAAGCATTAACTGCTGAGTTAATTAATTTAGATGCAGAAAAGTTAAATAGAGATAAAGAATTTGCAGATAAACAAATTGCAATCAATGAAGAAATAGCACAAAAAGCTAAAGAAAAGGCAAAGGAAAAAGAGGAGCAAGATAAAAAGGATGCAGATGCAGCTAAAGAAAAAGCACAAAAAGATTTAGAAGATAAACTTTTAGGATTTGAAATTCAATTAGCATTTGATGCACAAACGTATGAACAAAGAAAAGCACTAATCACTCAAAGAGAACAGGCTGATTTAACCGCAGAAGGTTTAACTGAGAATCAAAAAACTGCAATAAGAAAGCAAGCAGCTGCAGATAGAAAGCAGGTTGATATGTTGGAATTAGAAGCTAAGTATGAAATACAATCAGCTCAGTTAGCATTAGTTTCTCAATTCGGTAATTTACTTTCTGAAATAGCAGGTGAAAATAAAGCATTAGCAATTGCAGGTATCGTTGTATCACAGGCAGCGGCAATTGGACAAATTATTGCAAGTACTGCGATAGCAAATGCTAAATCAGTAGCGGCTTCTCCTTTAACGGTGGGTATGCCGTGGGTTGCAATCAATACGATATCAGCGGGATTAAGTATTGCATCAACCATCGCAGGAGCAGCTAAATCAATATCACAAATCAAAGCTACAAAAGGTGGAACAGGAAGTGGTGGAGGTGGTGGTGTTAGTGGAGCAGCTCCTTCATTACCGACAGTAAGTAGTGCAGCAGCACCACAAATACAGATGGGTGGTGGAATGAATCCAACACAACAAATAGGTGAAACACTATCTCGTTCTCAAAAACCTATTCAAGCATATGTAGTATCTCAACAAGTTTCTTCGCAGCAGGCACTTGACCGCAGAACGAATGTGGCAGCAACATTTGGATAATTAAAATAAGTAATGTTAAAAAGATATGATAAACGATATTAAAGAAGAATTATACGAATTAATCTTACAAGATGAAGAAGATGGTGTATTCGCTACATCATTTGTAGATTCTCCAGCAATTCAAAGAGATTTTGTTTACTTTGGTAAAGAAATAAATTTCCAAGCAGTAAGTGAAGATAAGATGCTAGTAGCCGGCCCACTATTAATTCCTAATAAGAAAATTCTTCGTATAGATGGTGAAGGTAAAAGTTATTTTGTATATTTTACTCCGTCAACCATAGACAAGATTTCTCGTAAGTTTATGAAAAATAAATATACGGATGCAGTTACGGTAGAGCATGATAAGAAAGTTGGTAATATATATTTAAGTGAAAGTTGGATTATAGAACAATCAGCAAAAGATAAATCTAATATATACGGATTTACCCTTCCAAAAGGAACATGGTTTGGTGTGTATGATGTAAGTGGTAATCCAAAAGTATGGGAAGATGTTAAGAATGGTACATTCAATGGTTTCTCAATAGAAGGTTTATTTGAACATAAGAAATCTGATTTAAAATTATCATTAGTTGAAAAACCAATTGATGAATTAAGTGATGAAGAAGCAACCATAGTTCTTTCTCAAATCAAAGCCTTAATCAAAAAAGATAAGAGATACGGAAAAGGACAGAGAATTGAAATGGAATCTTATTCTGATTATGGTAGTGGTATTTCTAATAACGCAAAGAAAGGAATTGAATTAAACTTAAAGAATAATAATAAATGTGCAACACCGGTTGGTAAAATTAGGGCACAGCAATTGGCGAAGGGTGAACCTATTTC